TTATGGTGTTAGCGATTTCATTGGAATGCGTAACACACCATTTTGATACTCATCCCTACGTTTACGTCCCATCTGCTCTTGTGCATAATCTTGCAGAGCAACTTGGTACTTACCTTCGTATAATTGCATATCTTGTAAATTTTTCAAGTAGGAATAAGCCTCTGATAAAGTTCCATAAAGCAAAACCTCAGGTGCGTTGTTAGATAAAAAAGTTGTAGTTGAAGTCCCTGAAGAACCATTACCTAATCTCTCAGGAGTTTCGTCATACCACATCTCAACTGTGTAAGCAGTATTTGGGGTAGGAGCCACGATTAGTGTTGTTGCGTCCCAATTTCCCCAATATTTTGGCTTACCTGTAAAATTTGTATCTGTCGTAGATCTCTCTACAGAATATTCATCCATAAAAGTAGCATCTCTTTGTTCTAGCCAAGTTCTAGTTCCATCAGTTTCTACTATCTGTAATCCTCTAGCAAAACGAAAACCACCCTCTGGTCCACTAACATCCAAGAAAGCGTTATTAGCCTCAAAGGTTGTAGTCGCATATCTTCTTTGATCATCAGAGTCTAACTGTCTAGCTACTTTATTTTCTATATTAGTTAAAAAAACATTAATTACAGAATTTGATAACACATCACTTGTTACCTCTGTATAATTTCTTACGTTATCTAAAAGTTCAGAATAATTCATGATATCACCACTGTCACTTTACCAACACTTGAACCCATAATCAATGCTCTACTTTGTTCAGATGGTTGCATTCCATTAGAAGTAAATGAACTATCCCCAGAACCACCCACAAAAACAATTATAGGTTCTTCTCTAGCTGGTCTAGCCCAAGGTAAAGCTTGTGCATCTGCACTATGATAAGGTGGATCTAATTGTGGGTGTTTTGTTTCAAAACACTCAGGACAAGTTTTTAGTCCATTCCATTCTTGTTGTAACTGACTAAACTTATATTGTTGACCACATCTATCGCAAATAGCGAGAGCATATTTACCTGTAGCAAAAACGCCCATGTTATGAACCGTTTATAAAATAGTTCTGAGGAGTTAAGTGAACCGAAGCTCTTTGACCGTCTTCAGTCAGAGCTCTTTGTAATTCATCTTCATAGTATAATTTCAAAGCTTGAGTGGCTTGTGGATTTTTCTTTTGCGATAAGTAAAACGCTAATCCTGAAACCATACAAGGTAAAAATCTAAAAGGAGCATCAGGTTGATTTGTGTAAGCTCCTGCATCCTCTATTCTACCAATGTAATTGTAGTTAATTTGCGTATCTGTCGTGTTAGGTGTTTGATATAAGTTAATCTGCACATTAGATAAATTTCTTTCCACATAAAATTGTGTGGGTTGACCTTGAGAAAACTTATTAGGTAAAGCTTGATACTCAGATCTTGAGATTTTTGTCATGGTTGTATCGGTTGTTGTACCACTAGATACCTGTCTAAAAGTCATTTCTAAAATATCACTAGCATCTGCTGGTGCAGTATAGGTAGTTGTGCCTGCTGTTAAATTAGCAGTTTCATTTTCTACTTTCCATAAATGAATACCTCTGTTCATCCACTCTTGAAATAAAATATTTAGACTTCTTCTAGCTGATTTTAAATCATAACCAGATCTAGTTTGAATGCCACATCTTTCGTATGCGTCTTCAACTATGTCATCGATATCTAAATTAAAAGAAGTAGTTCCAGAGGTAGCCATTGTTAGTTAACCTTTTCACCCATTGCCATTCTTTTGTGTTGGTTGATTGCTCCACCTTTTTTCATGGTCTTCATCATCATTCCACCACCACGTTTCTTCATCATTCCACCACCACGTTTCTTAGCGACTTGCTTTTTCTTTGCCATGCCACCACCACGCTTCTTCATGACTTGTTTCTTTTTAGTCATGCCTCCACCTCTTTTTTTGATTACTTGCTTTTTCTTCATCATGATTTTACTCCCTTTTTAAAAAGTTGTTCGTATGTACGTTGCCTTTCAGCTACCACTTCTTCGTAGTATTCCTTAGGCCATTTCTCATAATAGCCTATCTTATGGAGTTTGCAACTTGCTTCGTAGAGTTGTTTAAACTTCTGTATTAACATCATGGAATATTCTAAATTAGAGTGCTCTACAGGCTCTTCAGTGGGATCACACAAGAATGCTTCACTATCAGGATCAGCAGGAGTCTCAGGGTGAAAACCCATGAAATAAACATCTCTTCGATTATAGGTTTTATTATAAAAATCTATTTTTTCTTGAAATTGTTCAGGGTCATACTGTTCAAAAAAAGGATCACAGTAAATTATGATATCGTGTTCTTTTTTATTCCAAGACTTAATAACAGAAGTTAACTGTTTTTCGTATTTAGATTTATCCATGCGAACCTCAATTCGCACTTTTTTATCTTTTCTCCATTTAGCTGCAAAGGGACAGGCTGGAAAACCGATGTGTTTGTTCATTGGTTCTAAGACAGTCTTAGACCAATTGATAACATCAAGCTTTATTTTTTCTGCTTGTTTTTTTCTTGGCAAATGTTGCTGCTCTTGAAGGTGTAGGACCAGTGTTAGCTTTTGCTTGTTTTCTTCTAACTGCTCCTGCACGTTGACCTTTACTCATGGCTCTAGCTTTTGCTATGGGGACACACTTTGGATACTTTTTTCTTTTCTCTCCTCCACTACGACCACATTTAGGAAAAGAACCATCTTTTCTTGGATTAGCTATGTCAACCCAATTTTCTTTAACCCAAGCTCTAAGTCCTTTTTTTGCCATGTTGTCTCCTTATACTATCTTTACCTTTTTTAAAAATATTAGCAACTTCTCTCTTACCCATGACCTTAGCTCGTTGCTCTCCTACAGTAAGGATTTGAATTTTGCGTGCGAAACTTTTATTAACTTTTTTGACTTTCGAAACAGTTTTTCTCGCATCCGTTGGAGTAGCGAATTTAATACCAACAGTGTCTTTTGGATTTTCATCGGTATAAAGTCTTCTACCTGATCCCTTGGGTTTTTTTCCTGTTCCCTCTTTAGGATCTTTCTTTTTCATTATGAACGTTTAGTGACTTTTCTTTTACTAGCCATAACTCCACCACAACCCTTTGCGATACCACCTTGATTAAAACTAGAAACTTTTTTTCTTTCTTGAGAAACTTTATTGATCATTCCACCATCAGCTTTTTTCTTTGCCCCTTTTTTACCACCTGGAGTTATTTTACCACTACAAACTGCACTAGCATACATATTTGCATATGCTGACGGGTACACTTTAAATTTCCTCTTAGCTGCTGCTTTTCCTCTTGGACACAGTTTACCCATTATCATCCTCCGTTTCTAATCCACAAACACAAATATAGTCCTCATTGCATTTGCACATTATTTTACTCTGCCACCTTTTTTCATATAACCCATTTTATTTCTTACCTTTGTTGGTAATTTTGCAAGACCTGGGTTTTTCTTTTTATCTACTTTTTTTAGTTTCTTTTTCATTTTTTTACCTCCAGTGGATACTTCTTGTTTCATTTGAGCTCTTGAAATAGCCATTAATACTCCACCGTCTTAATTAAAAACTCTTCAATCCACATTATTTTGTCATCCATTTGAAGAATTCTTTCTTTTATAATAGCTATGTCTTGTTGCATTTTTGCAACACTGTCAGCTTTCTTTTCGACTGCATTGAGTCTCTCTGACCACATACCCCATGTCATGGCTATTGTGCCAAATAACACCAAATATGGTAAAACCGTTTTAATATCTATCTTAAACGACATATACAATCCGCATCTGTTTTACAATTACACATAGTTATCTCCTTACTTTGTTGCACTCATACCACTTAAAGGGTTATTTAATGCTTTGTCAACGCTTAATTCAAGGTTTTCCTCTATCATTTTAAGTTCATCCATAAGCTCTCTTGTGTCTTCTTTTTGTCTATCTTCTACGTCATTCACAATTTCAGTTATGTGACGTACGTCACTTTCCATATTGCGTAAATCTGTTTTAAGATCGTCTTTAAGTTCACGACTAACCTGACTTATTAAGCTTATTTCCTCTAAAACTATATCTAATTCACTTTTAAGACCATCAACTTTCTGTAGAACAATCTCGATTTGTGCATTTGTTTCACTCTCTACAAGAGCAATCTTCTTATCAAAACCAGAGAGGTCTGGCTCAGTATACTCCAAAATTTTTTCCTTCATCGAAAGATAATCGGAATAAAAATTGAAGATGGCCCACGCACCTGAGCCAAGTGCGCCCAATAAGGTAAGGATAGCGAAGACTTTCCCCCCAGATACCTTCATCCCCGCATACTCAATACTGGGCATTTATCATCTCCTGAATAGTGTTTTCTTGTGCCATGTCAAACAACATACCATACTGATCATCTATTGTCTTGTTTAAATACTCTGTAACATTTGTATCTTGTATGAATGACTGACTATCAAAAAAGGTTTTCGTATTACCAAGTATCTGCATGACAATCAAAGTTTTAGTTTGAGCAGCATCATCATATCTTGCTTTGTCATCAATCTTTTTTACAATTTTGGTGGCAGCTT